CAGAAGAAGCAAGCTGAGCTGCAGCTCGAGCGAGAAAAGATGATGCGCGAAGACGATCGGCGCAGAGACAAAGATGAGGCAGACATTCTCTTGAAGGCTGCCGAGCTCGAAGCTCGGTACGGCGCGCAAATCAATATCGCTGAGATCAAGGCAAACAGCGAGCGCGATCGAGAGATGGTTAGACAATTAGCGAGCAGGGCAAATGGCCAAAACAGAGCAGCAGTATCTTGAGAATATCCAGAGGATGTTCGATGACCCGGATTTTTCGACACTGGTCGGCCGGGTGAAGTTTGAATTTTTTGAAGCGTGGCAGCGTGAGCGTAAACCCGACGAGCGGGAGCGTATTCACGCGAAATTAGAGGCACTTGAACAACTGGTGAACGACATGCGTGCGGCAGCAGATTCGATTGCATTTGAAAGGCAAAGGAGCAACTAGAATCATGAGTGATAGAATTGAAGGCAACGATTCCCCAGATATGGGGATCAGTTCAGCGCAAAGCGCGATATTGGATATGTTGACCCCCTCTCAAGAGGACACGGCAGAAGATTCAGAAGAGCGCGTTGACGAGTCCCTCGAGGGCGAGGTCTTAGACGAGACTGCAGAAGAGTATTCAGATGAGCTCGATGCAGAGGAAGATGAGATCGATCTGGATGATGATGAACAAGAGCAAGACGAGCTCGAGACGGACGGCACGATTTTCACCGTTAAGGTTAACGGACAGGAAATCGAGGTCGGTCTAGACGAGCTCAAAGCAGGCTACTCACGTCAATCAGACTACACAAAAAAGTCGCAGGCGTTATCGGAAGAGCGTAAATCGTTCGAGCAAGACCGTAATGCCGTGCTTTTAGAGCGACAGCAATACGCCCAACTTCTCGGGGCACTGCAAACACAATTGACAGCCTTTTCCGAGCCGAAACCGGATTTCGATCGCATGTACGACGAGGATCCGATCGAGGCGACGAGAATGGAAAGGCAATGGACTCAGCGACAATCAGAGCGGGTGCAAAAGCTCAAAGCGATTCAGTTGGAGCAACAGCGGGTGGCGCAGGCGAACCAACAGCAACAGCAACTGAGCATGCAGCAGCTACTTCAGGCAGAAGTACAAAGGCTTCCCGAGGTCATACCAGCCTGGAAAGATGAAAGTGTCGCAGCGAAAGAGCGTGAAGCATTGCGCGAATATCTGGTTGAGCAGGGCGTCCAAGAGGATGAACTGCAAGCGCTAGTAAAAGCGAACCACATTGCGGTTTTGCGAAAAGCAATGCTCTACGACCGAGGCCAGAAGCGCGTCAAGTCGGCGACAAAAGATGGTCGCAAGACGCGCACGGTAAGGCCGGGTAGTCGGCAAGCGCAGGTCCAGCCATCGTCGAGAAGAACAAAGTCAGCTCGTCAACGTCTTGCTAGAAGTGGTCGCTTAGATGATGCGGCCTCATTACTTGAATCCATGCTTTGAGGAACTAAACAATGGCTATCGTAACCAACACTTTCACGAAGTACGACGCGGTCGGTATTCGTGAAGACTTGGCAAATGTTATTTTCAACATTTCGCCCCAGACGACACCTTTTGTGTCAAACATGACCAAGCGACGCAAGGTCACCAACACGTTCTTTGAATGGCAGACTGACTCGCTCGCAGCCGCTGCAGCTAACGCGCAGATCGATGGCGACGACTTGTCTTCTTACACTGCAGTCACTGCAACTTCACGCCTCGGCAACTACACGCAGATCATGCGTAAGGACTTCATCATCGCTGATAACTTGAGCGGTGCTTTGGACCTGGCAGGTCGTCGTTCTGAGATCGCTTACCAACTCGCCAAGAAAGGCGATGAGCTGAAGCGCGATATGGAATACAACCTGTGTGGCGTCAACGTAGCGGCCGTTGCTGGTAACAGCTCAACCGCTCGTAAGACCGCTTCTCTATCTGCGTTCATTAGAACTAACACTTCGCGCGGAACCGGCGGTGCAAATCCCACGGTATCAAGCGGCGTAGTTAACGCTGCCGCTACTGACGGTACGCAGCGCGCCATCACTGAAACTCTGCTCAAGACTGTATTGCAATCAGTGTGGTCGGAAGGCGGCGAGCCAAAGATGGCAATGGTTGGCCCTCATGTTAAGACTGTGATCTCTGGCTTTGCTGGTATCGCGGCTCAGCGTTACATGGCGCCTTCTGATTCACCTACCACCATCATCGGTGCCGCTGACGTGTACTTGTCAGACTTTGGATCTGTGCAGATCGTCCCCTCTCGTTTCTCACGAGCACGCGACTGCTACATCGTTGATCCCGATATGTGTGAACTGGCTACGCTGCGTCCGATCCAGAGCGAAGAGCTCGCTAAGACTGGTGACGCAACTAAGTACATGCTTCTCGCTGAGGTCGGCCTCCAGGTCAACCAGGAAGCAGGTCTTGGTGTAGTTGCTGACTTGTCAACCAGCTAATAGGCGAAAGATGGAAGATCGACGCACACTAAACATTGACGAGCTGCTCGGGACTCACACTGAGTTTGTTTACGAGGCTGGCGACTCACTGAAGGATGACAAGATCATCATCAGCGAGACGCAAGACGTAACCAACATCATTGAGATGAACAAGCGCTCTGCTAATGAAATCGACAAGCACCAGCCGTATGGCGAGTGGTCGAAAGTGGCGTCGATCCCATTGAACCTGTACTACGACTTGAAACGGCAGGGCATCGTTGATGACCCTGCCCGTTTTAAGAAGTGGCTGAACGATCCTGACAATAGGTTTTTTAGGACGAGAGGAGGCCGCGTCTAGTGGCGATCACGACCTATTCTGAATTGCAGTCAGCGGTCGCGGATTGGTTAAACCGCACCGACCTTACGTCTGCAATCACCGATTTTATTTCGCTTGCTGAAGCAGAGTTTCAGCGAACGATTCGTCATCGAAAGATGATCACTCGCTCCGACGCAACAATCGACAGCGAGTATTCAGCGACGCCTGGTGATTGGTATCAGAGCGTGTCGCTGATTTTGAAAACTGACCCGGTGCATCCGCTTGAGTACGTGACCAACGAAGCGATGAACGATCTCAAAGCAACGAGCAGCGCAGTTGGTAAGCCTAATTACTACACGCACGTCGGCACTGAGATCCAGGTCTACCCGGCGCCCGATGGCACCGGCTATACGGGCGAGGTTGTTTACTACGCGAAGATCCCGCCGCTCACCGACAGCAATACGAGCAACTGGTTGCTCGACATTGCTCCCGACATTTATCTATACGGCACGCTCGTCCAAAGCGCGCCTTATTTACGCGATGACGAGCGCACAGGCGTTTGGGCGTCGCTCTACAAACAAGGCATTGAAGAACTGATCGTTTCAGATCAGAGAACGCGCGGCCAGACGAGCGTGCGCATGAAGACGAGGGCTCTGCAGTAATGGCATTCACAGATTATCTGGAAAACAAACTGGTCGCGCACACTTTCTCGAACACGGCTTACACGTCGCCGACGACGGTTTACGTTGCGCTCTACACGGTTGCGCCGACCGACTCAACGTCAGGCACCGAAGTCAGCGGCGGCGGTTACGCGCGCCAAAGCGCTGCGTTCACAACGACCGGCAACGCGGCGACCAACTCGTCAGCGATCGAGTACCCAACGGCGACGGCCGGCTACGGCACGGTCGTTGCTGTCGCGATTCTTGACGCATCGAGCGCCGGCAACATGCTTGCTTATGCAAGCCTAGCGTCTAGCAAAACAATCGACACCGGGGACGTGTTCAGAATCCCGGCTGGCGACCTGGACATCACGCTTGACTAATGGCTGAGCCGACTGGTTATGGGTATGGATCTTGGAGCGCTGGAAGATATGGTGAGTGGAGTTACATCGATGCGTCCGCGTCTATCGCGGCGAACTCGACGTTTACTTCAGATAGCCAGCGGGTCCGAGAAGGCTCGGCTGCAGGAAGTAGTTCTTCAAGCTTCACAAGTTCTGGCACAAGAGTTCGAGAAGCGAGCGCCACAGTCGCTGCAAGCTCAGCCTTCACTGCAAACGCCAACCGAGTCCAGCCAGGATCAGCAACCGCAAGCGCAAGCTCAGCCTTCACCGCAAGCGCAGAGAGAATCCAAACTGGTAGCGCAAGCGGCGCGAGCACATCGAGCTTTAGCGCGTCGGGCCAGGTCACTGCAAAGGGCGCGGCGACGATTGCAGCGATATCTTCGTTCGCTGCAAGTGCAGGAGAAGTTGAGCTTGCTTCTGCAAGTATCAGTGCTAGTTCTTTGTTTACTGCTAGCGGCCGTTTTAAGTGGGATCCACAAAGCAGTGCTTCAACGAGCTGGATCGATCAAGCAGCGGCATCCGAAACTTGGACAAATCAATCTGCAGCAAGCGATGCATGGAGCGGGCAATCGGCTGCGTCAACTACCTGGAACAATCAATCGAGCGCTTCGACTGATTGGCAGAAGGCCGCATAGGAGCTAATAAATGCCATCTTCGTACTTAAATGACCTCCGCATCGAGCTGCAAGCCACCGGCGAAAACGCGAATTTATGGGGCGAAAAGCTGAATGATGCTTTGACCCAGATCGGCGACGCGCTCGCATACGGCACGCAAGATTGTTTTGCGACTGACGCTGATGCAACGACTACCGTTGCTGATGGTGCCGCTGATCCCGCTCGTGCAATGTATTTCAAAGTCACGTCCTCTGCGACGCTGACCGCTACTCGTGTTTTGACGATCGCGCCGAACACGATTTCGCGCGTAATGTTTATTGAGAACGCAACGACCGGATCACAATCGATAACCATATCCCAGGGTTCTGGCGCCAACGTAACCATCGCGACCGGCAAAACAAAAGTTGTCTATCTCGACGGCGCTGGCGCAACTGCCGCCGTTGTCGATGCAATGGCAAACGTTGATCCTGGCGTTACCGATACGCTGGCTGAGGTGCTGGTTGCAGGCAACACGTCTGGCGGCACTGGCCTCACCATGTCTTCAGGCGATGACCTGACTTTCACTGGCGCAGCTTACAACGTAGTCTGGGACTCTTCAGACAACGCGCTTGAGTTTGCCGACAACGCAAAGGCAGTCTTCGGCACTGGCTCTGACCTACAGATTTATCATGATGGTACTAGCAATATATTTGCTGGAGATATTGTTATTGATGGCAGTGACGCTAGTACATCTATTGCAGCACCAGCAGCCCTTAGCCTAAAAGCTGGAGACGCTAACAACGAATATTCCACGTTGCGTTTAGCGACTAGCGCGGACGGTTCGCTGGCAATGATTGGTGCAAAAGCTACGACAACAGGTGCTTATCCTAATAGCGTTGGGCAACTTGAGTTAGCTGTTCAAAACGGAGCAAGCACGAATACAGTCTTAACTGTAAATTCCACAGGCATTGATATCACAGGCAATGCAACCTTTGACGACAACGGTAAAGCAGTCTTCGGCGCTGGGTCTGACCTACAGATTTATCATGATGGTAGTAACAGCTTTATTAAAGATGAAGGAACTGGCGATTTAATTATTCAAGGAACAGATAAAGTTCGTATACGTTCTGCTGCTGGTGAAAACATGGCGCTGTTTAACGCAGACGGATCAGTTCAATTACAATATGACAATGTAACTAAGTTTGTCACCACCTCCACAGGCATCGACGTAACTGGCACAGTGACTGCTGATGGTTTGACTGTTGATGGTGACGCTACTATTACTGGAGCATCTAGCCCTTCATTGACAGTCACTGATACAACAAACACTGTCAACACGGTACTACAATCTTTTAATACAACTGCTATCGTAGGCACGACAAGCAACCAT